AGGAAGCCGAGTACATCAACGCCCTGCGCACCGACCCCCGCGTCGACCGCATCCTCAACGAGGGGACGGACTTCGCGGCGGCTGCGGCGTTGGAGGCTCCCCCGCTGCCCGACGAGTTCTCTGCGCTCGCCGATCAGGCCGCTGCCAAGGCTACGGCCCCCAAGGCTGCCGCCCCCAAGCCGGCGTCGGCCACGGCCGCCGTGCAGGCCGCCGCTGCCAAGGCTGCCGCTCCCGCCGCCAAGGCCCCTGTAGCGGCTCCCAAGGCCGTTGCGCCGCCTCCGAAGGCTCCGGTGGCCCCCAAGGCTGCCGCGCCCGCCCCTGCGGCTCCCAAGGCCGCTGCCGCGCCGGTTACTCCGGCGAGTAACGCTACCCCGGCCGTCAAGCCGTCTGCGGCACAGGTGCTGGCCAATGCCCGCGCCAAGCAGGCCGCTGCTGCCGCAGCCGCAGCCGCCGCTGCCGCAGCCGCCGCAGCCGCTGAAGCCGCCGCTGCCGAGGCGGAGGGTGGCGAGGTGATCGAGGGTGAGTACGCCGAAGAGGGCGAGTACACCGAAGAGGGCGCTGAGGGCGCTGAGGGCGCTGAGGGCGAAGCGACCGTCGACGATCTCGACGCCGAGCTGAAGGCGCTGATGGGCGATTGAGCCCGAGCACATGCGGGGCCGGGGGAAACTCCGGCCCTAACTACCTCTTGGGACATGGGCGGCGGCAGTGAACATCAACGAGGCGAAAAGGTATCTGGCACGTGTTCTGCCATGGCCAACCGACGGGGGTGACTGGTTCGTCAACCTCCACACCCTGCGCGACGTTGGGCGTCGCGACAAGAAGGGCAAGCCGATCCTGATGCCGGGCGGGCGTCCGTTCAAGGACGTCGGGCGCGCGGCGAACGCGATTGAGTGGTGGCTGACCAAGAGCCAGCACAACACGGACATCTACGCCTGCATGTCGGCACAGGCCACGGCTGTGACCCGGTACGACGACAACGGCAAGGCGTTCCTGACGGCGGTGCGCAACACCCAGAACACGCTGTGGTGCAAGTCGCTCTACATCGACGTCGACGTGAAGGCGCCGCCCAAGGGCTACGCAACCCGCGAGGAAGCGCTTGAGGCGATCAACGCGTTCATCGAGGCTCTTGGCATGCCGGAGCCCAGCGTCATCGTCGACAGCGGCAACGGCTTCCATGTCTACTGGACCGTCGTGGACCCGGTCACTCCGGCGCAATGGTGGCCCTATGCCTACGCGCTCGCCGAGGCTACCAAGGCGTTCGGGCTGCGCTGCGATACCCAGTGCACCGTGGACGTGGTGCGCATCCTGCGCGTGCCGGGCACCTACAACTACAAGTCCGATCCGCCGACCACGGTCTCGATCCACCACTGGCGGGACGGCGACTATTTCTGGAAGCATCTGACGGGGCCGTTGGAGCCCTACGTCGGCAGGGTGGTGATCGAGACCGATATGTCGCAGGAGTTCGCGGCGCTCGGGCGCATGTCCGGGCCGATGGTGGCTAACGAGCTGGGATCGGGCATCGAGCCGAACAAGGCACCAGAGGTGGACCTTGCGAAGGTCATCAATGATTGCGCGTTTTTCCGTGACACTGTGGTGGACGGCGGGGCGAAGAACGACAACCCCCTCTGGGTGCTGACGCTGCTGGCGGCGACGTTCTGCGGCGAGGACGGGGCGGAGCTGGCGCAGGCGATGTCCGCCGGCCATGAGACCTATGACCCCGACACCGTGGCGACGCGCTACGCCGAGAAGCTGGCCGAGAAGACCCGCCGCAATCTGGGTTGGCCGTCGTGCAAGGCGATCTCCGGTGCCGGTGCGCCGCAGTGCTCCACGTGCCCCCATCTGGCTGCCGGCAAGAGCCCGATGCGGTTCGGCATGCCGGACGATGTTACTCTCGCGAGTAACACCCCGCCACCCCGCCCGGTGCCCGCCGCCGTGCAGGCGCTGTCGCAGCAGACCGGCATCTACCAGATCGCCATGAACACTCTGCCGGACGACTACGTCCGTCGGCCGAACGGCATCATCGCTCAGGTGGTCACTCCGTCCGATGGTGGTGCCCAGTTCGAGCAGGCTGTGTGCCCCTACCCGCTGTTTGATGGCTGGCTTCAGCGTGACCCGTGGACGATCAACTTCTCGACCGTCGTGTCGGGTGGTAAGCAGGAGCGCGTCGCAGTCCGCTACGAGGACATGAGCGGGTCCGAGACGTTCCGCAAGACAGTGCTGCGGTTCGGGTTGGCGTTCGACAGCGAGAAGACGTTTGAAAGGCTGAAGGTGTTTCTCATGGCATGGATTAACAAGCTGCGCGACGGCCCCCTCGCCATTGGGTCCGGCCATACGTTTGGCTGGTCGACGAACGGCACCAAAGAGGACGGTTTCATCTACGACGGGCATCTGTATGGGATGGACCCGGAACCCCGCCCCATGGCCATTGCCGACCCGGTGATCGCCGAACAGTACCGCCCCCGTGCCGACATAGGTCCGTGGGTTGACGCGCTCGACATCGTGCTCGGGCGCGAGCGCTACGACCTTGAGGCTATCGTGGCGTCGGCGTTCGCCGCACCGCTGGTGAAGTTCACCGGGCACTCGGGCCTCATCATGGCGGCGTACTCGGAAGCCTCGGGCGTCGGCAAGACCACGGCGATGAAGATCGCGCAGGCTGTGTGGGGCGACCCCAAGCGCGCCATGCAGCAGCTCGACGACACCCAAAACTCGGTGTTCAAGAAGATCGGTCAGATCAAGAACCTGCCGATGTACTGGGACGAGATCAAGGGCGAAGAGAACCTGAAAAACTACGTGCGCATGATCTTCTCCATGGCCTCGGGCAAGGAGAAGTCCCGCATGCGCGCCGATGCCACCATGAACCTGTCCGGCACGTGGAAGACGCTTCTCGTTTCGGCGAACAATGAGAGCCTGATCGACTACATCATCCGGCAGACCAAGCAGACGAGCGCCGGCCTCATGCGCGTGTTCGAGTACCCCGTGGTGTCCCGGTCGGACGGCAGCATGAAGACATCGTCCGTGCAGGCCTCTCTGGGGCTGCTGGACGAGAATTACGGGCAGGCCGGGCTCATCTACGCCAAGTGGCTCGGAGCCAACTGGGAGCGCGTTGCCAAGGACGTGCTGGCCATGTCGTCGGCATTCGAGAAGCGGGCCAAGGCCACGACCGACGAGCGGTTCTGGATCGCCCTCATCGCCGTGCTTGTCCTCGGGGCAACCTACGCCAACAAGCTTGGGCTGGCGCAGTTCAACACGGCGAAGCTGCGGGAGTTTCTGTTCGAGCAGCTGGAAGCGATGCGGGGTGTGGGGGACGCCCAGCCGGTGGATATGTCCAAGGGCATCAACGTCGTCAACGTCCTGTCCCGGTTCCTCGCGCAGAAGCGGGCGCGCAACACCCTCATCACCAACCGCATGCACGTGTCTCGCGGCAAGCCGCCTGCCGGGATCAACACCCTCAACGAGGCGACCAAGCTGGACGAAATTCAGGTCCATATGTCGGTCGACGACAAGCTGCTGCGGATCGTCTCGTCGGCGTTCTCGGACTGGTGTCAGGAGCACGGCATCTCGCGCCACCAGTTCACCAAGGCACTGCACGACCAGTTCAACGTGCACGAGACGGTGGGCATCATCGGGGCCGGCACGCCCTACAAGTCGATGGCGCAGTACGTCATCCAGCTCGATCTTGCCGACCTCAAGATACAGCCGTTCATGGATACCTGATTACTCGGGGGAGTAACTTCATGCGCTATATCGTCTGCGCCACCTGCGGGTCGTCTAGAGCGCTCCCGGTGTCACCGGCACCGGCAAGCACGCGAGAGGACGTCATATGCAGCGTCGTTGGGGCCGGCACCCATGTCGGGACGTGCGCGCATTGCACGTCTGGCTTCGACGCGACGGTCGGCAGGAAATACGTCGTGGAGAGCGACACCCTCGACCACCACAAGCTCCATACCCTAGCGAAGCTGTTTGACTGCACCACAGGAGACACCAAGCATGGCCGCCCCTAGACCCCGCTACTACAGCCGCGACAGCATCGTCTACGACCGGGAGTGGTTCCCACAGCTGAAGGCCTCGCCGCCGCCCCCCTTCACCCTCGCACGCTGCCGCAACCCCCGCGTCGCAAGGGTGCTGGCCAAGACGCTCAACCAGACCAACGTCGAGCAGTTCGAGCGCGATCTCGCGGCAGACGCACCAGCATTCGAGGACTAGATCATGCTGACCCAAGAACAGATCGACACGCTGGGCGCAATCGCCATCACCATGACCGGCAAGCCCTCGACGGAGGCTGTCGTCGAGGCGCTGGTCTCGATCCTTCAGCAGGACGTCCACATGGTCAACAAGAGCGCCATGCTGCTTTACGCAGCCATGTCGCCGGAGATGCGTCGGACGGTCAGGGGGATCGCAGAGACGTCGCGCGACAGCGGGCTCGCCGCTGCTTACGAGTGGGCGGGGTGGGTCCACGATCACGCCGCTAAAACGTACGTGTACCCGGATAAGCCGGGCCGGCGGCGCTGACGGTCACACCCCGTCGCGCCAGCCCCGGTTCTTGCTCGCGGGCATGACGCGGAGGTTCTTCTTCCCATTGCCGCCACCGCTGCGCAGGGGCGTCTTGTGGTCGACGTCCTTGCCGTCCCCCTTCCGCACCTTGCCGGCCTTCTCCATCTCGGCGCGCGCCTGATTGCGGGCGACGCGGTTCGCCACCTGCTCGGGCCGGGCGTTGTAGCCCCGGCTCATCTCGCGCATCTGCGCAGGGGTGCGGTGTGACTTCGGATCGCGCTTGCCGCCAGTGGCCATGGTTACTTCCCCGAGTTACTGGTCGTTATAGACGTCGTTGCGGTCGTAGATGTGCTGGTTGCGGCGGTTGGTCCGCATGCCGCCCACCACCGTCTCGTCGCGGGTCTCACGCTGGCGCGTCATCACAGCTCTGTCAAGCTGCTGACGAGTGATGCGGGCGGCCTGCGCTCCAACCGGCAGCTCCCTGTTGTACCGCTCCACCTGCCCCCAGATGCGCATGCGCTCGCCCGGCGTGGCCTTGATGTAGGCCGCCGTCAGCTCGCTGCGCACCCGCTGCTCGGACCTGTTGGCCTCGCTGAAGGCCCGGCGGTGCTCCTGACGCTCGGCCTCTGCCGCCGGGGCGAAGCCCAGCGCCCGGACCGCTGCCTGATAGGGGGTGTAGGGCTCGACGATCTGACGGCCCATGCGGTCGGTCTTGCCGCCCATAGCGCCGAAGACGGACCTCTGTACGTCTCGCGCGGCCTTGAGCGGGATCATCTTGTCGGCGGCTGCCACGAAGTCCTGCCGGAACAGGGCCTGCACGCCCTCGACCTGCTGGATGATCGTGCCGACCGGAGCGCCCATGGCCGTCTCGCCGAGCCACGCCATGATGTCGCGGCGCTTCTCGGAGTTGGGCTGGCCCATGGTCACCAGCGACGACAGCGACATGCGGTTCGCCACGTCGACGCCGATGGCGCGGACAAGGCCCCGCGTCGCCAGCTCTCCGCCGGTCGTGCCGAGCAGCCCGGCAGCCCCGCGCCGTATCATGTTCTCGAAATCGTCGTACGAGAACGTGGTCGCGCCGAGCGCGTTGGCGGCGATGAGGGCGATCTTCACAGGCTCAAGCGGCAGGCCAAGTGCGCCCGCCACCATTCCGTGGGTCATCATCAGGCCGGCGAACTGGCGCATGGCCTCCCTGTCGCCCTGAAGCGACTTCCGCATGGTCTTGCCCAGCAGGTAGTAAGTCTTCTGGCCGAACTTCTTGAACTGCAAGGCGACGCGGCCCAGCGGGTGCTGGAAGATCGGGGCAGCGTTACTCGACGAGTAATTGCCCATAGTGTCGTGGACGACTTCGGTCGCGTACTTGAGCGATGCGTTGTGGTCCTTGGTCTTGGCGAACTCAAGGCGGTAGGCCGCCACAGCGGTGACGCTGCGGTTGATCGCCTCGACGGCGGCACCCACCTGCCGGGACATCAGGTCAGCACGGTCCAGTGCCCGGCTCGGAGCCCAAGCGTCGGGGCGGGACTGGAATGCCACCTCCATGCCGCTCTCGCGCTCGAACAGGCCCCTGTCGTGCAGGTGCTGCAACAGCGTGCCCAGTCGCCCGGCTTCACCCGCGTCGGTGTTGCGCGCGATCTCCGCCGAGAACGTCTTGACGTAGTCGGTGAACCCCGACGAGTTGCGGTACGCCGACAGGGTGTCCTTGAACCCCGCCATCAGCCCGGACTTGGCACCGATAAGGTCATACGCCCCCACCAGCGTCTTGGACGTTGCGCCAGCGCCATGCCGCCCGCCGATGACCGGCAGGGAGGTCGTCCACGGCTCCGCCGAGTTGATGACGTGGTAGGAGACGCCGGCCAGCTTGTCGAGATGCGACAGCTGAAGCATGCGCCGGATCGCGGTGTTCGCCGCCGTCGGGGCGATCTGCGTGTCGGCGTTGGCACGCGCCTCCATGGTCGTGTAGATTTCGTCGCGGCGCAGCGCCGTGCCGTCATCCTTCGCGTTCTTGTAGTCCTCGATCACCTTGCGCATCGCAGCGAGGTTCGCGTCGATCTCAGGGCGATGCTTCTGCCCGGCGATGAAGTTGGCGGACGACACGGCGAACTCGGCCGTGTTGCGCACCATGTCGGAGCTATAGCCGGTCACCCTGCGGCGCGGCAGGCGGGAGGACGCCAGACGCCCACCGCTGAGCCGGAGGCTGGCCTGCGCCAGCGACTGGATGACCTCGTTCTTCTGCGCCTGCGTCATGTTGCGGAAGCGGTCGCGCTGCTCCATCGACTTGACGATGGTCGCCATCTCCGACGACAGAAGGCGGCGGTCACCCCCCTCATAGTCCTTGTGCTCCCGAATGCCCTGCATCTCCATGCCGTCAGCGGCCAGCTCGGCAGCCGCGCGCTCCGCTGCGCCCATCGACGTGTGGAACTCGGTGTGCTGGGTCTGCACGTAGACGTCGTAGGCCGGCACCGCGTTGGGGTCCTCGGCGTCAAGCACCTTCTTCGGGTCGGCCTTGTCCACCCACGTGATCTTGGTGTCGATGTGCAGGTCCGCATCGGGCCGGGAGACGTACGCCTCGGCGGCGCGGCGAGACTTGGCATCGGAGCCCATCGCGAAGCGGATGGCCGTGCGGCCCGACTTGTCCTCGACCAGCATCGCCCCATCGGGCGCAGTGATCTTGCGCGTGCCGGTGACGACGAACTCGCCACGGCGGCGCAGGGGCAGATACCAGCCGTCGATCTTCTTCAGCTCACGGGCGTTACTCAGGGAAGTAACCAGCGCCATGTTCTTGATCTTGGGGTCCGTACCGGCCTTCTCTTCCGGCGTCAGACCATCCTCGTGGATGCGCTTGGCGAGCCCCGGCTCGTCGATGCCGGCGATGCGCAGGATGTTCTCGACCTGCGCCAGCGCCATGGCGTCCTGCTCGCTGCGGAAGAACGCCTCGGCCTTGCGAATGCCCGCCTGAAGGTCGTCCGGCAGCGCGGCCAGACGGCTCTCGATGTCGGCGAGGCGAGACTTGCTCTGCCACCCCGCCATCTTGTCCTTGCCAAGGTGCGTGTTGTCGCCGAACGGGTTGACGTTGTAGACGGTCGCGTCGTGGGCAACGTCCACCGCCTTGGCCCACTGCCCGTCTGACACGTACTTGCGCTCAAGGTCCGCCAGCGTCCGGGTGACATCGTTGCCCCCGCCATCGCGGTTGAGGTGGGTGTCGGCAGCCACACGCAGGCGCTCGATACCCTCGGCCACAAGGCGCGGAGCCTCGCTACCCTTGAACGCCTCAATGGCCCGCTCGCCCAGCATCATGTTGGTCGAGACGCTGTCCTTGAACTTGCGCCAGCTGCGCCCCACCGTCTTGCGCCAGTCGCCGGCCGACATGGTCATGTCGCGGCGAACCGTGGACAGCATGGCCTCGGCCCCGTCGGACATGACGTTCGGCAGGGTGATGTCCTCGGGCTTGATCGGGTTGTCCTTGACCAGACGGTCGAAGAACGCCTTCAGCTCGGGCTCCGGCAGATGCTCCTTGCCGGTCAGCTTGGAGACGATCTTGCGGTACGCCTGCGCGATGCGGCTGAAGAAACGGTCCATGACCGTCATCGGCTGCTCGCTGGTCTGCGCCCACCGGGCCATGCTGTCGGCGAAGAACTCGTTGAACCCGAACCAGTAGCTTCTGTCGGACATATCCACGGCGGCGAGGTCTTCGTTGCCGTGGTTTTTCTTGATAGCCTCTCTCGCCGATTTCAACGCGCGCAGGCTACGAATGTGGCCATAGGCTGTCTTCGTCGTCGCATTGGCAAGCCAGCGCGTATACGCGTCCATGATCTGCGTCTTGAGGGCGGGGTCTTTGGCCGCCATCTCGTTGAATACGCGGTGCATGACGAGGTGGCCAAGCTCATGGCCTACCGTCTCGATGGACTGCGCCCGGCTCATCCCCTTCTTCAAAACTATAACGTTGACGTCGCTGCCGCTCCTGATCGCCCCGCCGAGGGCATCAACATCCGACGTGAGGTTAGGATACGCCGCCCGCGCCGTTACGACTACGTCAGCATACTCTCTTGGGGTCAGCCCAAGGCTCTCGGCGATCTTGGTCGCATTGTTCCCCTTCAGGTCTTCCGGGTGAAGCACCAACACGCGGCCGGGGAAGTTGACCAGCTCCTTCAGCTCGCGTGCATAGCCACCCAGATCATCGGACATGCTCTTGCCGACCGTGACGCTTTCGGAGCGAGTACGGTTGAATGCGTTCTCGGCGGCTTTGGCGGCTTCCATCTCAGCCCGGAACGCCGGGTCTTGGCCGAGAGCGTCCTCGACAGCCTTACGGCCGGCGGCACGAGCCTCTTCAACACGCGCCCGCTCGATGACGCGAGCGGCCTCATCCTTGACGCGGGCTTCTGTCTCGGCCCGACGAGCGTCGTCAGCCTTCTCTGCGATGCGTGCGCGGCGGGCAGCGCGTGCCTCTGCCAGCGCGTCCTTCGCACTTATCACATCCAGCTGCGCGTCAAACTTACGCTTGGCTGCCAACTCACGCGCACGGGCGATGGCCTCTTGACCCTTCACCCCGATCTTGCGGGACGGCAGGCGCTCCACCTTGGGGGCGGCGGTGTTACTCTCGGGAGTAACCTTGGGCGGCGGGCCTTCGGCGCGGCGGGCTGCGACACGGTCCTCTGCCGCCTTGCGGTCGGCGTCAATGTCTCCAAGGACCGTATCGCCGTCGTCGGCGTAGCGCGCCGGCCTGTCGTCGACGACATGCAGCGCTTCATCCAAGTCCACGCGGCTGTGGTACGGCAAGCCGGCGTCGTACTCGCCTTCACTCGCGCCTTTGCCGGGCGTCTTGGCGTCCTGATCCGCCGACCGCTCCATGGCGTTGCCGCCAAGGCCGGTGACAGTCTTGGACTTCGCGTCGGCTTTCTGCTCGGCGACGAGACGGGCGATCTCGGCTTCGCGGCTCTCGGCTGCACGGGCAGCCTCCTGCTCAGCCTTCTTCTTGGCGCGGACAGCCACCTTGCCGCCATCACGCTTCGGCTCCGTGTTGGGCTGCGCCTTGGCTGCGGCAGCGGTCTCGACTTGGTTCTCATGCGCACGCTGAAGCAGCGCCATGGCGGCCTTGTCTAGGCGAGCGCCGGGAGTGCGGGCCTGCTGCTCCTGAATGTTCTTGGCGAGACGCGCCCAGTCAGCCGGCTGCCGGCCTTCCTTCTCAGCCTTGGCGATCTCCTTGTTGGCGTCGCGGTAGAACTTACGACGCGCATCGGGGTTGGCTATGGACGCGGCCTTCTCAGGCACGCCCTGCGCCGAGCGGTCCGACGCTTCGTTACTCTTGGCGATCTGGCGGTCGCGGCGTGCAGTCTCTGCCGCTTCCTTCTTGGCCTGCTCGGCGTCGACCAGCACGCGCCGGCCCTCGATCACCTTGGCAGGCGGCTCCACAGCCACGGTGTTGCCGGGGGTCTTGTTGGCCTCCAATGCCGCCCTCTGCACCCCGGCGGTCTGGTCAGTACCGGCAGCAGCCTTGACCTCGATCCCATCGGGCGTGCGCTCGACGACACCAACCGGCGTCTCGCCGTCTGCAATACGCGCGGCGACTTCCTGCTTGTTGACCGGGCCAAGACCCAGCAGCTCTCCATCACGCCCCTCCTTGATGGCCGCATAGACGTCCTTCATCTTGAGGCGGGTGGGGTCGATGATGTAGATGCCCTTCTTGGTCGGCACCAGCGACAGCCCCTGCTCCTTCGCACGGGCCAGAAGCTCCGGGGGCATCGGCGTGTTCTTGGGGACCAGCGCGGCAGCGACATCGCCGTCGACCACCTTCTGCACCTGATAGCCCAGCATCACGGCGGGCTCGGGCGCAGTGCGGCCGGTGTCGTCGAACGGACGGGTCGCAGCCGGGGCGGTCTCCATGGTCGGCGGGCGCGGGTCAGCCGTAGCCGGTGCCGCCTCGGGCTCGATCCAGCGCTCCTGCACGCGGCGAACTGCGTCGCCCACCGGGTCGGGGACGGTGGCGGTGGCGGTGTCGGGCGTGGGCTCCGGGCGGCCGGGCTGCTGCGGGTCCGTCCATCCCTCCTGCACGCGGCGGGTGGCCTCCGCGACGGGGTCCGGCACAGCCGGGCCTTCCATGATGTCCTCGGGGCGGACGTTGTCGAGCGTGATGGCCTGACGACGCGTGCGGTCGGTCGCCTCCGCGACATCCGGCGGCACAGCGGTAGGGTCAGCCGGCGCAGCCTCGGGCGCGGCGGGGGTCTCTGCGGGCTTATCAGGCTGGCGCGCGGCAAGAGCTGCTTGCTGGTCAGCGGGCACAGCGTCGGTCGGGGCGGTCTCAACGGCCTTGGTGCGGCGGTTACTCCTGCGAGTAACAGGGGGAGTGACCACAGCATCGGCCGCTGTCGGTGCTGCCGGCTGGACATTGGGGGGCGCAGGCGCTGCCGCTGCGGACGCGGGGGTCTGCTCACCGGCCGGAGCTGCAAGGGCGGGCTCGGGAGCTGGGGCCTGACCGGCAATGGGGGCGTCCGGCTTCGGCTCGGGCTTCTCGGGCTGACGCGCAGCGAGAGCTGCCTGCTGGTCCGCCGGAACGTCGCGCTGGTTGTCGCCGGGGCGCTCGCGGGTCATGCGGTGCGCCGCGTAGTGCGCGCCGGAGCCGGCGAGGCCAAGCGCACCACCAAGGATACCACCCTTGATGAAGTCGTCCATGAAGCTGTCGAACGAGAACGCCTCGCCTGTCTGGGCGCGCTGGTTGGCGATTTGAGCGGACGCGTTAGTGCTGCCACCCGATGCGGCACCGGCTGCGGCATTCACACCAGTGTCGATGGCCAGTGCGCGGGCGTTGCGGCCGACCGACTGGCTCGCACCGGGAATGAACCTCTGGGCCGCTGCGAACTGGGCACCGCCGATAGCTGCCGACGTGCCAAGCTGTCGACGGTCGTACAGCGCGTTGGTGAGGGAGATGCGGGCTTCCTGCTCGGACATACCGCGCGTCCGCATCTCACGGTATGCACCGGAGGTCTTCTGAAGCTCCGCATCGTCCATGCGGTTGAAGCGGTTGAGCGCCGCGTCGATGTCCTGACCGACCTGCACCGCAGCGCCGGCAGCAGCAACGCCGGCTGGGCCGCCGAGCGCGTGCGCACCGAGCAGCACCGCGCCTTGCGGGATGACGCCCATGAAGTTGAGGACGGCTGCGCCGGCAAGGTGATTGCGGCTGTTTTCCAGAGCGTCCTTGGCCCCCGGCGACATACTGTCGTCGACCTTGGACTTGAAGTAGTTGAACAGCCGGTTCATGCCACGCGCGAAGTCGTGCGCGTTCGGGGCACCGGGCCTACCGTCTTCAGTGTTCGGGACGTTGGCAGCGGCAGCCTGCGCACTGGCAGACGCTCCGGCACCTAGAGCGAGAGTGTCGGAGATAACCTTTTTGCCGAGATCGAGAAGGCCGGGGCTCTCGTTGGCACCTTCCGGCGCACCGCCGACGCCATATCCGGGGAAAGTTACTTCCGACATAGTGCCCTCATTCCACGCCGTTCGCGCGCCCCATCATAGCAGCTCTGTCGGCGTCGTCCAGCACACGACCGCGCCCTTCGCGACGCGTCCGTTCCCGCTCGCCTACACGCTGTACACGGTCAGCCTCGGCGCGGATCGCCTGACGGCGGTTCTGGCGCATCTCAGGCGACACAATCGGAACGTGGTCGTTCCGGGCTGCGTCGCGCATGGTCCCGTTAATGGCGAGACCCAGATCGCGCATGATGCTTCCGAACTCACCCTCACCCTTGGCTCGCCGCTCTTCGCGACGCGCAATAAGCGGCATGGCATCACGGCGCGCGTTCTGGATTTGGCGCAGCGTGTTGGGGTCCATGGCGATGACACCGCCGAACTCCTGCGGCTCTCCGCCCGGCTGCTCGGGCCGGCGGACCATGACAACCTGCAAGTTGCCGGCGGCGTCCTTGTCGGGCAGGACGCGGAACGGCGGCTGACCGGGCACGGGATCGGGAGCCGTGATCATGATGTGCGCAGCGTCCGCTGCCTGCTGCGGGGCGTGGCCCCAGATAGCGAAGCGAGCGGCGACGTCGATCATGTTGTTGTAGACGCCCGACGCGATTGACCGCGACCGCTGGTCGTGGCCATAGACACTCTGGAACGTCTCGTTGCCGTTGGCACCGCTGGCGCGCGGGTCCAAGCTCTTCGTCATGGTGGCGTCGATGTCCGGCAGGACCGACCGGATGTTCTCGGCGGTGGGGCGGTGGAGGCGCGCGGCGTCAGCCCGCCTGCCATCTTCCGTACGGCGCGCGGTCAGGATGGTCTGCTGCTGCTGGTAGCGGTGCTTCGCCGCTTCCATGCGAGCGTCGCGCTCCTGCTGCTCGCGCCGGGCCAGAGCATCGCGCTCGGTCCGTCGTGCGTCTCGCGTGTCTGCTCGGTCTTCAATGTACGCCGCGCCACGCTGCTGCGCGTCCTGCGCACGGATCGCGGCAAGCTCTTCGTTGTGCACCTTCAGCTTGTCTTCATAGTCCTTGATCGCTGCCTGATTACGCTGGTTGACGGCGGCGCGCTGGGCAGCGTTCATCTCCTGCTTGATCTCGACTAGCGTCGGACGCACCGGGCGCGGCGTGACAGGCTCGCGGCTCGGGCGGGCTTCAGCCGCTTCGCGCCGGCGGGTCATCTCGGTCGGCAGGGCGCTGGACCGGGCGACAGCCGTCGGCGCACCGGGAGCCGGGGGCGCGGTCGGGGGAGCAGTCGGGGGCGGTGCCTCGGGCGCAGCGGGGGCTGGCGCAGCCGGAGCAGCCGGGGACGACGGGATCGGGGAGGCCGGAGCAGGCACGGGGGGTGTGTCCGGGGCCGGAGCGGTGGACGCAGGCGGGCTACCGGCGGGCGGAGCCGCAGCCACGTTAGGACGAGCCGCCGGAGCGGGCTCAGCCTCGGCGGGAGCCGGAGCAGCCGGGGTCGTCGGAGCCGCAGCGGGAGCGTTACTCCCCGGAGTAACCGCCGGCTCGCCGCGCATGTGGCGCTCGAACGCGTCGGGGTCCATGCCGCCACTACCCTGCGCCGACTGGTGCTGGGCAGCGGCGCGCTGAAGGGTCTCCCAGTAGAGCGCACCGTTCTGAAGGCCAAGCGCCGTCTCCATCACCTGCCGGGGGGACAGCGTGATGTTGCGGGTGCGGCCATTCGGCTCGCGGATGGTCACCGGAATTTGACCGTCGCGGGTCGGCTGGCCGGGCGTGATCTGGGCACCGGCAGGGATCGCGTTGACCGCTGCGGCGGTCGCAGCCACCATACCACCAACGTTGCCATTCTGGCCTGCCACGATGCCGATGGAGGCGATGCGGGCGGTCAGGCGCTGGCTGTACTGGATGATGCCGGCAGCGAAGCGGTTGGCTGCGTCGAGGTCGCCCTTCTGCAAGGCGAGGTCGTGGCGGGCCTGCATGACGCGGATCGCGCGCTGGCCGGCGGACAGCTCACCGCTCGGGTCGACCGCGTCACCGACCGTCTGGTACTGGGACGGCGTCGGGGTGTCGGCGTTGCGGCCAAGCGCATACGCAACCGCGCCAGCGGGCAAGCCACGGGGCGGGGGGAGGCGGCCGGCGATGTAACGCAGGGCTCCGTCGAGGATGCCAGCGATGCCCGTGTTCTGGGCAGGCTGGGCGGCGGGCTGCGCCGGGCGGCTGGCAGGCTGGTCAGCGGCAGCCGGGATCGCCTGCGCCCTCGGGGCTTCGGGGGTGGCAACGGGCTCCGGGGCCTTGTCGGCGGCGCGCTCGGGCCGCTGGCGCATGGCGTCGGCCACCTGTCGCTGCTCGATCTCCTGCTCGCTGGGACGGGCCATCGGCACGGGGGCCTGCGCCATGGATGCGGCGGTGTCGCCGGGGCGGCCGTCAGGCATGGTGGCCGGGCTCAGGACCGGAGCAGGCGTCGTCGGCAGCGCGGCGGGGCGCTCTACCGGCTGGTTGCCGTCCGGGCTCTCCTGCACGAGGCCACCTTCGACGAACTGCTGCGGGGCAACGCCGGAACGCATGGCCTGCTCGCGCGCAGGGCCAGACAGCCCACCATGCTCGGGACGAAGCTGCCCCTGCTCATCATAGGGCGACGTGGCCGCCTGCGAGGGTGCTGCGACGGTCTGCGAACGCGTGGGAGCGGCGAGGGGCGCACGCTCGACGGCGACGCTTTGGGTCGGCGCGGCGGGCATGGTGTCGTCGCCAACCCTGATGTTGCGGAAGCGACTTGTCTGTAGATCGTAGACCTGTCGCGCCGTGCGCGGCGTACCGTCGCTGTTGAAGAACACACGCCGGTTGGCGCTCGCTGCGTCCGGGTCGACAAACTGGGTCGCCGGGGCGTCGGGGTTCTCCTGCATGCGGCGCAGGAAGGACGGCCCACCGCTCGATCCGAGAAAGTGGGTCATGTAGAGATTGCCGGGGGTGGCCGGCAGGTTCGCCCTCGCCAGAACTCCGGCGTTGTCGTAGGTAAACTGGCGGGCAGCACGCATCGCCTGCTGCGGGTCGGTGCGGCCGTCGGCCGTCAGCTGAAGCTGCGGGTGCCGCTCCATCATCTCGCGCCAAGTGCCATCAGTGAACTGCGCGAGGCCAGTGGCAGACGACGTCGACGCACGCGCGTTGGGGTTGCCGCTGCTCTCGTGCGCGACCATGTGGCCAAGGTACTGGTCGACCACACGCGCGTCGAGGTTGGGCGGCGGTCCGGCGGCGGCCGGCGCGGGCGTACCACCAACTGCCGCCGTCGGGTTCGTGGTGTTGATGCGGCGCTCGGTTCGCGCGACCGCTGCGTCCACGGCATCCTGATCAGCCGTCAGCGCGCGGGTGCGCGCCTGTGTGAAGCCGGTCAGCGCGCGGGTGTACTCGCTGTCGTCGAGTGTCTTGGTGACCGTCTTGTAGGCCCCAAGGAAGTCGGACATCTCTTTGGCGAACGACATAGTTACCTCATCGGCAGGGCGGTAGCGCGCGTCTCGGGGGGCTTCTGGGCGGGAGCCTGCGTCGGGCCGGGACGCGGGCCGGGGTCGCCGTCGCGCTGCTTGCGCGCCTTGGCGATCATGTCCTCGATGGTCTTCTCGCCCATCCAGTTCACGACATCGCGCGGGATGACGTACTCGCCGGCATTGAGCTGCGCCGGCTGCCCGGTCTGGCCGATGACGGCCGGGACGTCGTCCACGGCAGCGCCGCCGGACGGCGACATCTCTTCGGGCACCGCGCCACCGCCCTCGAACAGGAGCGCCGCCGTCGCGCCGAACAGCGAGCCAAGGCCGGAGGACGACTGCTGGTTGGCGTTGTACTGCTGCATCTGGGAATTGTAGCCCGACGTCAACGCGTTGCCCCAGACGCCAAGCGCGGCGTTGGACTGACCCATCCACGAGGCGGGGTTGCCCATGGTGCCAGAGCCGGACTGGGTGCCGGCAAGCTGCGCACCGGACGCGCCCGCGCCCGCCTGAAGCGTCTGCGCGGTCTGGGTGGCCACCTGCGCCGGGTAGCCGCGCCCGACATTGATGGCCTCGGAGCGCATCGCGCGCCCCTGAGCATCGACGGCGAGATCGGACTGGTTGCCAGCGGCAGCCTGCGCGGCGGCCTGCTGGGTGCGGCTGGCGAGGTCGAGGGCGGCGGTGCGGGTCGATGTCGGGTCGACGCCATAGCTCTCAAGCTGCTGCTGGGCGGCGGCTCGGGCACCGTCGAACGCCTGCGCGACGCCGGCCATGGACCGGCCGCGCTCAAGCTCTTTCTTCTCGGGCGACGCATAGGTCTCGGCGTCACGGACAAGCTGCGTCTCAAGCGGCTGGAAGATGCCCTCGTAGCGGGCACGATCCTTGATGGCGTTATCCATGTTGATGCGCTGGGCATCCAGCGCCGTGTCCACCACCTGCTTGATGATGCCACGGTCATTGGCGTACTGCTCGCGCGCCCACGCCAACTGCTCTTTGGCGATGTCGTACGAAAGCCGAGCCTGTTCCTTGGATGCCTCGGCGATGGGAGTGTAGTCAGGGGGTGGAGGAGCCGAGCCGCCCATTAGGAACCTCGAAACGACGTGGGGTGATCCTGCTAAGACACCAACAGTTTTCACGGTGTAGCGTCATGAACACGCACGCTTCCGGGTACACGCCTGCGAGCCGCACTTCCTCGACAAACCCAAGACGCCGGGCCAAAGACAGTGAAGCCGCGTTTGTTTCCGAAATCGGGCCGATTATCTTTTTACACCCCCATCCGATAAATGGCAAGTAGAACGCGGCCCACCACATATCGCGCGGCACGAACTGTGCTTTTTGCGTGGCGACATGGACAAAGCAGGACGCGCCGGGGCGCACGCTTTCATAGAGCACGCCGGCAACCAGCTCGTTACTCACCGAGTAACACATGCTGGACGTCACGCCGGGGTAGTAGTTTGCGCCGCATATATGAGCGGTCTCGCGCGCCAGTCTGTCGTCGCCGCATCGTATCTCGCCGCTGGTGCCTATGCGAGCCGCGATCATGACGTCAGCAAGGCCGCCTGATCCACCGTGATGATGCCGGCATCGAGCAGCTTCTGCACGGACACCATGCGAGCGTTGGCCGGGCCTCTGTATCCCAGCTGCATCTCGACGGCTTCCTTCAGCGCCCGCAGGACTTCAAGGTCCGTCTGGGCGTTGCCAGTGGGCTCGGGGATCGAGGGATACCGGATCGCCATCACACACCCTGAAGCTCGCGAACGGTGTTCGCAAATTCGTACTTGGTGATCTCAACGCGGCCCTCGATCTCGAACTCCCACACCAGCCCCTTGAAGCCGGCCGGCAGGCGCATGATCTCGTTCGACGTCCGCAACTCACGGGTCCACACATGGCGGCCGTCACAGTAGGCGCGCACCAGCGCGTACTGGTCCGCCTGAAGCTGCTGGGAAAGCCCGACGACCGGCGTGGGGTTGAGGGTTGGCGTGTCCGAGTACGTGCGGAAATGCAGCCGCATCGCCCCCATGTTGGAGAGGTAGTTGAGCTGGAATTTCTTGGACCGCCACTTATACGTCCCATGTCCCTGCGTGCCGGAGATGTCCATCCACTCGATCTGCTGCCCGGAGATCATCAGGACTTCGCCGGTCCAGATGTCGGACCACACATTGTCGATGGGCTGCGACGACACGAGGACGGTGTAGCCGAGGCGCTGGTCGTTCAAGTTGACCATCATGCCGAAGTATTGGCCGTCCGACCCGTCGAACGATGTCTGCTCGAACCCGGACGTCTCGAACGCCGTCGGCTCGAACACGCCGTTGAGCGCCGAGCCCCACGCATAGTAGGCGTTGTTGAGCATCACGCCGCGCAGCGACGGGATGTAAGCAATGTCGAGCCAGTCGTCCTTGTTGAGCAGCTTCGTCGTTATGTTGGTCGCCGAGCCCGGCTGTACGTTCACGATGCCGTTCTGGGACGCGTAGAACACGCCGCTGGGGGACGACACGATGGAGCCACGGGACAGGCACGGCTCGATCTGCGGCAGCACGGACATGGCCATGGACGCGGGGGTTACACCCGTGATCGTGTAGGGCTTGCCGGTCGTGCACACGACCAGCGTCTGGCCGACGACGCCGAGGCCGACGATGTTGGACGGCACGCCAAGCGCGTAGGCAGCCGGCCATGCGTGGTAACGGTACGGCTCGCAGAACCAGACCTCATTGGTGCGGAACCCGGCGATGATGCCATTGGGCATCTCGATGATACCCTTCAGGTCCGGCGGCGGGGCCGACCAGTTGGTCGACGGTAGTTGCACGGCGGTGGCTACGGAGGCATCAGTCAGGATGTCGTTGTACGACGCCGTGCCGATGGCGACCTGCGCGACAAAGAAGAACGTCGCCACGCCCGTCGAGGACGTGATCGTCCGATAGATGTTGATGTGCGTGATGTTGCGCCCGGTCGATACAGCTCCGGGTATGGCCGGGATCGACACGCCCCATGTGACGTCGTTCGCGCCGGTCTCGATGTCGGCAGGGGACGGCGGTCCCTCTTCTCCGTACGCGGTCACCCACGTGTACACATAGGCGCGCGTGACGCCCGTGATCTGGGGTGAGACAGAGTGCGTGCCGCCACCTACAAGCGTGTGCGTACCCGAGCCTGCTGACGACGTGGCGACCGCTGCGCCGCCGCGTGTGGCCGAGACAGTGAAGGTGTCATTGTCGATGACCGTCTTGACGTAATACTGGGTGGTCACCGACAGGCCTGTCGGCAGCGCGCCCGTCGTCGCGAACTCGACGGTGTCGTCCGCCAGCAGGTTGTGTCCGGCTCGCGTGACGACACCGGGCGAAGCGTTGGAGATGGTCACCGTTGGCGCGGTCGTGATGATCGACGTGCCGCCTGCGGTCTCACTGATCTGGAACGTGTCGGTGGTCAGACCCGCCGCAGACACATAGTAGTCGCGGCCGGGCTGAAGGGGATACGGTAGCGCTCGCGTCGTCGTGAACCGGACGCGGCGACCCGCGATGAGGCCATGGCCTGCTTTGGTGACGACGGCGGGCGACGCCGTGCTGATTGTCACCGTACCCGCGCTCTGCGCCGCAGCCGTCACTGTCGGTGCCGACGTGGGCGCTGATATGCCCAGCTTGAGCCACGGGTCGCCGTTCTGGATGCGCGCCTTGGTGTTGTAGGACGGCTCGACGGTCGGTGACGCTGCGTAGTAGCGCTCGTAGCTGTCGCCGGTCAACGCCGACTTGACGACGTCGGTGTCGATGTCCGCGAATTCCATCCAGATCGCGTCGTCGAGGTTGTCCTTGTTGAACGTCGCCAAGGGAATGCGGTACGCGCGCTTGGCCGCCGTGTTGGTCAGCGCGCGTAGCACCCGCCTGTTGTGCATCGGCTGCAACGTGCCGCTCAGGAGCCAAGTGTTCTCGGCTCGCGACGCGTTGTTGTCCGGCAGAAGCGTATCATCTACCGAAGGGATCATCCCACCGAATGCGGACGAGCGGAACGCCACCATGGCTTAGCCACCGCGCCGGATAAGCGCTGCGCGACCAGCCGCCATCTCGGCCAGCGTACGCTCGCTGAGCGGCGGGGTGTAGTCGGGCTCGGCGGCGACAGTCACGACCACACTGGCCGGGACGTCTGCGGCGTTACTCTCGGGAGTAACCTTGACGATGTCCTTGGCGTCGAACACGCCGATCTCCGCCTCCATGGACGGGGGGACCGGGTGCGTGGTCGGCTCCGGCAGGGGCAGAAGCTCAATCAGCTCGTCGTCTTGGCCAGCGCCGTCTTGGTCAGCGTCGTCGGTAGCTGCGGCCTCTGCTTCGGCGGCTGCGGCGTCCGCTTCGGCGGCGGCTGCGGCGGCGGCTGCCTCAAGTCGCCGGGCTTCGGCAAGGGCGGCGGCTGCGTTGGTGGATCGTTTCGCCATCAGTTCTCTCCTGTGATGCGTGGTGTGACATTACCGGCTTTGCGGCGGCGGCGCAATCCGGGCGTTCATGCTGGCAATGTTCTCGCGAATAACGCCGAGCGTCGACAGGATTTCGCTGGACGTACGCCGCTGCTCAGAGACCAGTTCCCTGAGGTTGGTCACCTGCACGTCGTTGGAACTGAGGCGGAGCTGGATGCTCTCGATCTGCGGCATGTACTGCGCCTTGGCCTGTTCGAGGGCCTTGATCTGCCCCGCCTGCCGCTCGACGTGGGTCGATATGTACCAGACGCCAGAGCCAATCGACATGGCGATGGTGAGCGACGTCATGACGTGCCCGAAATTGAACTCCCAATTGAACTTTGGGGCGTGCATCGCATTCTCCGGGTCGTGGCGCGTGGAAGGATTGGATGGCTGCTGCATTGTGTCTATCCCGAAAAAGCGGATTGGCGTGTCTATCTGCTTCACCAGATACCGGCGGCTGCCTCTCGCGCCACCCGAATGTCGATGCGCTCCTGATCGGCGGGGGTCGCCCCGCGAACGCCTACGAGCGGCTGGCCGAGAACCCGGCTAAGGCCGCGAACATCTGTTGGCGGCGTGGTCCCACATGCCGCCAGAAGCACGGCAACTGCGCACAAGGCGCTCAGCTTCATTTGCCCGTGACGTTGCATCGTTCGTCTCCCGTTCGATCCGGCTGCGCTCTTCCTGCCGACCGCTGTCCTTCACATTGTTGTACACCACGACGCCCATCGTCAGAGCCGTCACTGCGGCGGTGGTAATGAGCGCAACACGCCAGTTCGCGAGCAGAAACAGCAGGACGTGCATCGAGCGCTCCTTAGCTGGGGTTGCGGTTCACTGTCAGACGGCCAGTGAAGTACATCCACACGCCGATGCCAACTGCGACGCCAGCAAGCGCTGCTGCGGCGAGCGCGTAGGGGTTGTCGATGCCTTGGACGATACCAAGCAGGCCGGAGCCGCCAAGGGCGGTCAGCGCCGACAGGACGCCTGTGCTCTGCTGGGCCGGCACGTCGTCGGCCTGCGCCGCGCGCTCGGGCACCTCTTCGTTGCTGGAAAGCAGCTCCGGCTTCTGCGCGTGCTCGATGGCGGCGAGGAAACTTGCGTAGTGGCTGGCGATGAGGCGTGCCTTGTCCTTGCCGTTGACCATGGCTCGGGCACCGACCGGGTCGGTCGTGTCGTCGTCGAAATACTTGCTGAAGCGCTCGCGACCGCGCGTCCACCATCCCTCGAACAGAGACGGCCAGAACACCTTGGCGTCGCCCTGCTCGGTCAGAAGGATGTCGGGGTTGGTGACGCACTGCAAGCCCGTCTTGGTCTGCACGAACTGGTAGTTGGGGAGGTGCGTCGTCTGGATACGGCCGCGCCCGAACCATCCCTCACGCCAGTACGGCGTCCTGACCTGCGGCATGCGGCCGGCAGCCCACGCCTTGTCGAGTGCGCGGATGGCATTGGCTGTCGACGTGGCGAACGCCTCGCGGATCGGGGTCATCCTCCCGCCCGTCTCGTGGAACGCCGTGGCGAGGCCGTAGGCCAGCTTGCGGTTGTCGCCGTCGCCGTATTTCTCCCATGCCGCAAGCATGGCGGTCATGCCGTCGATCTGGCTCTGGCTGAGCCTACCGCCGAACGGGGCGTTGCGAACGTACGTGTAGAAAACGGTCTTGTTCATCACGCCGGCTCCGCCACATTGAACCCGATTACGTCTTGCTTGATCTGGTTGGCCGTCGTCACGACGGTGACCTCAACCGCGTACTCGCACCTATCGTATCCGCCCGCCATGTAGAACACGCACGTGGTAAGGCCGGAGACGCTGTAGCCGTCCATAAACAGCTCGGTCCCGGTGCCCGTACCGCTGAGCCTCGTGACCACGAACGTGGCCGAGACAAGGGTCTCTCCAACCGGCAGCCACTGGCTGTAGTCGATGGTGTACCGCTTGCGCTCGTCAGGGGCTTTCAGGAACTCTGCGATCATCTCTACAGCCCCTAGTCGAAGTTTCGCGGAGCATACACAAACCGGGCTTCGTATTCAACTAGGACCGTCAGGTTTTGTCCGCCTGTGTACACGACCGTCGGCGCGTCAAGTACGTTGATCTCTGACAGCTCTCCGGCAACCCTGATGACGTCCGTCTGGTTGTCGAAGAAATAGAGCGCGTCGAGGTAGCCGTAGAGCGTGCTGTAGCCGTAGATCGACGCCGTCGTGACGTAGCCCGGCGCTTGCCAAGCGTTCGTCTGGACTGCGTTTGGCTGCGCTACGAACAGGCCCACAGGTTACTCCCCCGAGTTACCGGCTTTGACGGCGAGAGCCCGGCTGCGCACCTCTGCAAGGTCGATGCCCAGCATCGCCGCAATAGCGACGACATCCGGCTCCCTGAGGTTGAACGATGTCGCGTTGTCCCACAGCTGGAACTTGCCAGCGGCGATGGCTGCGCCGTTGACTTCGTCGAGCATATCCATCTCATGCAGCGCCTGCTTGACGTAGGCGGCGTGTATCTGGTCGTCCGGCAGTGCGGGAGCCGCCTTGAGCGCATCCAGCTCTACCCGCAGTCTGGCAGCCTCCGTTTCCGCAACTTCCTTGGCGGCTACAGCCGCTGCGGCGTCACTTACTGCAACGTCGCGTTCGCCGCGCATCGCAGCGATCTGGGCGACGAGCGCCGCACTGTCCGGTAGGAGCGTGGCAAGACTGGCTTCGTCGACATTCTCGAACAATGACGGCTCGACGCGCCCAAAGCGCCCGATGTATTCGTCGCTGTAGGAACCTCGGTTGAGTTCCTTGACCGTCCCGTCCGGGTTGAGGTCGACGACGATGTTGATGACGCGGCGGAGCGGTGTGTCAGCCATGTGGTTGTCCCTTATGTCCTGAAGGAGATCACGCGCCAACGGCTTGACGTGGCGTCATACTGAAGGATTGCGTGCTTGCAGTTCAAGTTGCCGCCACTATCGGTAAAGATGCGGTTGCCGGCCGTCGACGAGCCACTATCGTTGTCCAGCGTCATCTGGTGGGCAGTCGTGTTGATCAGTACGGCAAAAATGCCGTCAGCGCCCCCGGTGAGGCCGGTGATCTGGAAAGCCCCAGTCGGGCCGGCGATGCGCAGCGACGACGAGTTGGGACGGGCGACGTTGTGGTTGCCACCGTTTGCGAGCGTAAGGGCCGCCATGCGATGCGCGACATCGCCGTTGACGTCGAACATCGCCGCCGCACCTGTCGTATTGATGCCGACCTTACCATCGGAAGCAATGCGCATGCGCTCGGCGGCGTTCGTCCAGAACGCCATGTAGTCGCCGTTGTGGGCGTATTCGATCCTGCCGACATCATCATCGGCCGGGTCTCCGAAATGGATGCCGGAGACAAAATTCGTGTTAGCTCCGAAAAGCCAGTACGAGTTACCCTGACCATAATTGGTGATAGAGTAGCCACTCGCCGGGTTGACGCGGGCCGCCGAAGTGCCGATGGACAGCGGCATGGTCAGTGTGAGCAGCGACGTCGTCATTGTCGCCCGCGTCGTCCACGTCGCAGAGGCAAAAGACGCCCACGTCAGCGTGGTGCCTGCGCTGTCGCCGGGACGGTTGAGGCCAAACGCCCAGCCCGTCGCGCCGCCACTAATAATCATACGGTGTGTAACGTCACCCGCCGTGGCGGACATCAGATGGCTGCCAGTGCCACCAATAGTCATGCTGCCATCAGCGTCAATGAACAGATCGCGGCGCGCGTCCGTGTTCGAGTAGATGTAGAAGCCCTTGCCCCAAGAGTGCGTCGTCTTGGTGACGCCGAACTGATACTCCTGTGGAGTGCCGCCGTTATCGGCGCGTAGCAGCCACGCCATAACGTTCGCGCCGCCGCCGCGAATGCGCATGACGTTGTCGACGGTGTCGCGAACATCGAGGGCGTAACCGGGGGTCGCGCCGAGACCACCGGGACCGATTCCCACCTGCCCAGACGTGTTCACCGTCAGGCCGACGATATTGTTGGCCTTCAGGTTGATGTTGGAGCCGGCGGCCGACCCGAACTCGATACCGTAGGTTACGCTGAAAGAGATGCCAAATGTGCCATAGGTGCCATCAGACACCTGAAGCACTGTCGTGCCAGCGGGACCGCGCACGTCGAGCGGAGCTGCTGGGGCCGTCGTGTTGATGCCTACCCGCTGGTCGTAGCGGATCGTCATGACGTTGTGGCTGACGCCGAGGCCGTAGTTGTTCGACACGCCGAAGTGCAGGGACGAACCCGAACCCGTGATCTGCGCTGCGACGCGCGCAACTGAAGCACTACCTGTCGTGGCGAAATCAATAGCGTTGAACTCACCGGCACCAGCGCCGCCGCGAATGAGAAGCGCGCCAGTGTTAACGCCGGTCATCGTAGCCAGCGTCGTGCTCTGAAGCATCAGCGCACCGTCTGCGCCGAGACGCATGCGCTCAGTCCACGTCGCAGAGGCAAAGGACGACCACACCAGATTGGTGCCGGCAGAGGCCCCCGGACGGTTCAAGCCGGCAGCCCAGCCCGTCGCGCCACCAGAAACGAACATGCGGTGGGTGGCATCGGTAGCATCACTCGACAGGACATGGTGTCCTTCGGACGCAGTCGCGCCGACTGTCATGCCAGACGCAGTCAGTTGCGCCCATTCAACCTGCGCAGCTGATCGCCAGACGTGCAGCGCCGCGTCGACGTAAAGGCCGGACACAGCCGAAGCTGCCGCAATCTGCGCGTAAGGCGCACCAGAATTGGCCCACAGGTTGAACTGAAGGCTGCTGTTGGCAATCGCTCCCTCAAGAAAGAGCATCGCCGCCGCAGATGCTCCATTATTGGGGTTCTGGACCTGAACCCCGTTTTGAGAGTTGGCGTTGTGCGTAACGGTCAGCTTGTAGGCAGCTGCCCCGCCACCAATGTTTATGTTGCCGGTCGTTGGATAAAGCGAGAGCGGCGTGATTGTCGTGTTGGTAAATTCGAGCACACCCGTCGTGCCACGATTGACCAGCTGCCACTCCTGCACGCCGGTCTGGAACAGCGACAGGGTAACATTACCGCTGGACCCTCGACGCGCCTGCACAGTGGGTCCGGCGGTAATGTTACCGCTGTCGTCAATCGTCGCGGACGAGTTCTGGATCAGCTTGCCGGTCGTGGCGTCGAAGCGGGCGATGGCGTTGTCGGTGGCGGAGGCAGGGCCGACCACCGCCCCGGCTGAAGCCAGCCACGTCAGCAGCGACGCAGCGCTGATCTCTTCAGCGTCGCCTGTTCCCGCCGTAAGACGGCCGAGCACGAAGCCCGACGCCATCGTGATGTTGTGTTCCTCGTTCCAGTTGGACGGGCGGACGCGGGTCGTATCGCCGTCGTCCGGTACCGAGCTGACGAACTTGTGCTTCAGGGAGATGGTCATCAGGTCTCGTCCACAAAGCTGGCAGGGGTCAGTCGGGGCTGCACGCCGGGCTCCATCGTGATGCTATCGTTCAACGCGCCGGAATACAACACGAGCGTCGATCCCGACGCATCCGTGCCAATCGCCCAGTGCGTGTAGGTCTCTGTTCCGGCGACGCACTCGGGGAACGACGTCTTGGTGGCCAGCGTCACCCGGTTACTCGCGAGAGTAAACCCGAGCGTCGAGCGCGGCACGGCGACACGCGCGTAGCCGGTGTAGGTCGCTTCGTGCGCCGACTGCGTGTCGCCTACGCCCAGCGCCTGCTTGTGCAGCGACAGATACAGGTTGGCGTTCGGCGCGGCGGCGTTCCGCGCGAGGCCGGGAATGTCCTGCCCGAGGAAGATCAGCCCGAGCAGGTAATTCGCGTAGCTGGTCGACTTCGCCATCAGTCCCACCCACGATCAGCAACAGCGACGTACTGCCAAGACGTGCGCGTGATCGCTCCAATAGCGCCGCTTGCGCGAAGCGAGACGACGAGAAAGGTGTGGTACACGACCTCCATCGTGTTACGACCCGAGAGCATCCCCATGAGCGTCTGGTTGTTGCCGGTACTGTCGCTCAGACCCCTCGTGATCTCACCGGGATTGTACCCATACTGCGACACAGTGTTCACAAGATATATCTCATGAAACTCCGGTAGTACGCCAATGTTATGCAGAAACGTGGCGATGGTAAACGTCGTCGGAATGGTTGTTTGCGCAGACCTGTACCGACCGTTCAACGCGTACGCGATGGCCGATGTTACCGCAGACCCGGAAGTTACCGCTTCGCCGACGAAGACGACCCACACAAGGTCAGCCGTGGAGCCGTTGCCGAGATACATCTTCCGTTCGTTGATGATGTAGGTGTATTGACCCGACGTAACAGATGCGATGCCACCACGCTGGTAGATCGGCGCGAGCGCCGTCGAGCCGGCGGTGAGCGTGCCATCGGCGTTGACCGTGACAAACAGGAAATTGGTCGAGCTGGCGGCGAGCGACCCGAACGTCAGGTTCGCTGTTGTCTGCCCGACGCGCCTCGACAGGCCCTGATTGGCTGTCGCCACCAAGGGAAGCGTCGAAGACACATTGGTCGTGGTTATGGAAAGCGCGACGGCGGTTGACGGCATGAACGTCGGAATGCCGTTCGTGTCGGACGGAGCCATGTTGACCGACTGCCCGCGCAGCGTCGTGTAGGTGTTGGTCAGCGCGCCGGCAATGACATCGAGACCGCCACCAAGTGTCAGCTCCGCGCCGGCCGTGCTCGCCTCATTCGATCCGAGCAAGCGTTTTGCAGCACCGAGCGCGGCGAGGTCGGCGGCTGCCACCGAGCTTTTGGTCGCCAGCGACCCGAGCCCGAGCGCCGTACGCGCGCCGGACTGCGAATTGGCCCCGGTGCCGCCCTGTACGATGGACAGCGGCGTGGTGAGCCCGGACAACGAGGTAATGTCGGAGTTGGCCCCCGGAGCAGCGCGGTCCGACGACAGCACGCCGGAGGCGAACAGAAGGCCGCTACCGACAGTGATCTCTTCGGCCGCGCCCGTGCCCGCCGTCGTGCGGCCAATGAGGCGCGCAGTGGCCATCTGGATGGTGTGCGGCGCGTTCCAGTTGGACGGCTGCACGAGCGAGCTGTCGACACCGTCGGGCTTGGCGGAGACGAACTGGTGGACAATGCTGATCGCCATGGATCACACCCTGTATTGCTGTGGAAACCGCCAAGGGGCAGCACCCATTGTGGACATCTGGGATGCGCGCTGCTTGGCTTCGGCAGCGCCTTTGACGAAGTACCCCCAGTTGATCTTCGCCATCGGAAGGTTCGTCCACGGCTTCATGGTCTGGCGCTGCAAGAGCGCCGACGTGCCGGAGAGGATGGCGTCGTACCAACGCTCGATGACTTCGTTCGGAACGTCCGGGTAACCTTCCCGAGTAACCGGCAGGCGCACGCCCGTGGCAAACTTCGCGGTGAACACCGCGCCGTCGACGTTGGGGACGGTGGGGCAGCGGATGGTCGTGATGGACTGCATCATCCACCCTCTGGACGCATTGTCGTTCTCGTCGACGACCGACAGCAGCAGCTCGATCCGCCCTCGCGGAATAGAGACGGTGTAGAGCTGCTGGCCAGTTATCAACTCGATGGTGGCTTCGCTGACCCACGCCAGAGAGTGGGGCAGGAACCAGTGCATCGCGTTGTAAATCTCGCGCTTCAGCGTGTCGTCCACCGCGCCGGGGAACAACACGCGGAGATCGTCCATCAGCCTGTCGACGTCTTGCGTAGCCATTAGGACACCGTTGCTGCGAGCTTCTTGATGAACGCATTCAGGAACGCGGCCGACCGGGCATCCTGCGCCGGCTCTTCGTCTATGACGTGGACCGTGCCGCAGATGAAGTAGACCAGCGCCAGCCGGTAGCGTGCGTCGAGATCGACCGTATCGCCCACCACAGAGAACGTCGGCACGCCGGTCTTGAGGTACGGCCGAACGAGGTCGGGCCTCATCCGGTAGACCTCCATGTAACCCTCATTGAGCGCCGCGATGAAGTCGGCGTCGGAGTAGCGATATGGCGCGACAGTGTCCTGCACGATGGTGCGGGCTCTGGTCACATATTCCTGCACCGTGCTCAGAAAGGCCATGTTGCCCCCAGATAGACGTAAGGCCCCCGCCGTAAAACGACGAGGGCCTTCAGCGGATCACGTTGCCGGATCAGGCCTGCGTGACAATCGCCTGCGAGATGGCCTTGCCGTCGATGACCTTGTAGCCGAAGACCTGAAGGCCGCGCAGCAGATCGGAGAAGGTCCGCTCGGAACGGATGTTCTCCATCTTCGTGAACTGCGACGCGAACGTCAGACCGTGGGCGTGACCGGCGTAGCAGGCGTACTCGCCAGCCGCCAGACCGCCAGCGACGCCGGAGGGCAGGAGGTTGGACACGTAGACCATGAAGCGGTCGATCATGCCGATGCGGCCGTTGCGGAGCATGGACACGCCGTCGCCGGACAGGTAGGCCTGCCGCAGCTCGGAGCGCTTCACCAGCGTCGCCATCCACGCGGGGATGACCAGCCAGCGGCCCGTCTCGGGGATGTTCTGCTCGTCGAGCACCTGACCGAAGCGCAGGATCATGTCGACCACTTCCACCTGACCGACGGTCGGGGAGTTGGCGACGAGAGCCAGCGGCGAGGTCGTGACGCCGAGGTTGAGGTTGCCCGAGATGACACCAGCGGTCGCGCCGCGATTGGCGGCGGCGGCCTGCCCGAGGATGCCGGCGAGGACGTCCGTGTCGATCTTGATCTTCAGCTGTTCCGACGCGTCATCCGCCCAGATGGACAAGATGTTGAGATCGGACTGCTTCTCCATCACGTCGTCGAGGGCGAGGTTGAAATACTTCGCCTTGTCGATGAGCAGCTGGACCTTGTTGCCCGACGGGCGGTCGATGGTGAGGTCACCGTCGGCAAGGTAGTCGCGGATCGTGATCGTCGGCTTGGTACGGATGTTGACCGTATCGCCTTGGTTCTTGATCTCGCCCTCGTAGTCGGTGTTCGAGATCGCCGCGAGCACAGTGTTCGCGTAGAACTTCTCGACCAGCTTGCCCGACCAGATTTCGGGAATGAAGCCCGTCGACTGGAGGGTGTTGGCGGTTCCGCCGGAGGGGTAGAGCGGGGGCGTCGTGACGCCAGATGCAACGCCAAATGCCATGGCGAAAGCTCCATCAAATTGCGAAGGGGGTTACCGAACCCGGCCCTCTTTCAGCGCTTCGTTGAGGATCGCTTCCTGCTGCACCACCTGTTCGGGTGTGTACCTGCCTGCGGCGACGTCCGCATAGAAGCGGCTGATTTCAGCCGGCTTGATGATGGGCTTCTCAGCGGAGGCATATGCCTGCGCAGACTGGGCTCGTCCGGGTGCCGCCAGCGATGCCATGTCCACCTTGCCATCGGGGGCCGGTGACGTGGCTGCCTTGTGGGCGGGGGCCACAGACGCCTCGCGAGTAACGAAGCCGTTGAAGATCGCCTTCGTGCGCGCCACATTGAGCTGCTTGAAAGCGTCGTCCAATAGGTCAAAACGAATAGCACCAGAAAATGGGTCTGGCAAGCCCAGCCACGAAAGAAATTCGCGGTCCTCATTCAGAGCCCGCCAATTCGGCAGCTGGCTGTCCATTTCGCGGAAGAACTGCTCACGCGTGATGGCGTCGCCGGTCTGCTTGGTGGCGGCGACGGTCGCGCCCATCTCGGCGATCTTGCGCTCGAACTCCGCGCGGATCGGCTCGACGATCTGCTGCGCCCGGCGGCCGACAACGTCAAGGAACTCCGTCCCGAAGGTCTCGACTTCGTCCTCCGAAAACTCTGGCACGGCGACTGACGCCGGAGCGGAAACGCGTGCCTGTCGAAGCGCGGTCAGCTCGGCGCTCAGCGCGCGTTCGTTGGCGCGCGACGCATGCAGCTCGCCGCGCAGCGTCTCGACCGTTTCGGTCAGCTGGCGGATGCGGCCATCGAGAGAACGGTCGCGGTGGCGTTCGCGCTCGCGTTCCCGCTCGGCTTTGGCCTCCTGCTGGGCGCGGGCGTCCTGCGACGGCTGCTGGCCCTGCTCGTCCTGCTGGCCCTGCTCGTCCTGCGGCGGCTGCGCGTCCTGCGGCTGCTGGTCCTGCTGGTCGGTGACGAGCGTGCCTTCGGGAGTGTAGTGCTGCTTCTGAAGCTGCTCGGCGCGCTCCATCTGCTTGCGGACAGCGGCGGGCAGGACGACGTTGGGATCGTTGTGTGGTACGGCGGTATTTGCGTCGGTCATGTGGTGTGGTCCTCTGGTGGTTAGTGACAAAAAGGGCACCGCCGCTGTCCGCGAGGGTGCCCCTGTACTCAGCACTGACGCGGCGGTTACAGGCCGCGAATGGTGACAGCCGGGGTTCCGACGTTGGTCACGATGGCGAGATACCGTCGCGACGTGCCCGTGGCGATGGTCGTCGTGCCGGCGAGCGTGATGCCCGTACCGATTGCCATCGTGATCGTGCCCGACTTCGTGTTGATGATCTCGAACGTGAAGGCGTCACCGACCTCGCAGTCCGGCATGGCGTTGATGATGGCCGTGGCCGTCGGGAACACGTCGGTCGACGTCGCGCCGGCCGAACGCAGGATGAACCCGCCGAGCAGCTGCGCGGCCGTCAGCGTGACGTTGCCGTCCGTGGCGTCTGCGGCGTACTTGCGGCCAGCGAGGGTCGCGACAGCCGAGAAGAGCTTCTTCAGAAACTCGGGGATACGAGCGCTGTCGACGCTCTGCGAAAACTGTTTCAGCGCCATGTTCGATCTCCTAGATGTTCGCCTTGGCAGACTGCTTCTGCCTCAGGGCGATGATGTTGCGCCCATCTTCTCTACACGACGCCAACTGTTTGCACAACTGCACCATGCACTGCGCCTGCCCCTGCATGACCTGCATCTTGTCAGCCGGGGCGTCGACGAGCGCATCGGACAACGCCCGCGCCCGCGCCTGCATGGCCTCCGTGAACTGACGCCAGACATCCGAGTTGACCTCGGACAGACGCAACATCGCCAGCGTCAGCTCTTCGGTTACCTGCTTGCTCACGGGCGCGGACCCATGAGCGCCATCTGCGGCACGGACGGGCTGTCCTCCATGGACGGCGTTGCCTTGCCATAGTGCCCCATCGACCGCTGCGCCGGGTCACCCCGCGTCAGGGTGTTCAAGGCTCCACGATGCGGCAGTATCTGCTGGCGCGTGCCCTTGCCTTTCAGCGTGATATAGGTCGGGTGTTTCGCCATCCTACGATCTCTCAGTCATTCCGGTTCGGCCGAAAGAAATGTTGCCGTACTGCTTGGCGTCGTACGGCGCTTCGGTAGATTTCGCGTAGTTCGACGAGCGCTGTTTCGGCGCGTTGAGCTTCGTCGTCACCTGCTTGGTCTTGGGCACTGACGGCCTGAGCCGCGACACCGAAGACGTCGATACGACTTTGTTGTTGGCCATACCGACCTCCTTGGTGTCGCGGTTACTCGCGGGAGTTACTTCCCGCGCTTGCCCGCCATGAAGCCCTTGGCGAACAGGTTGCCCTTGTTGACCTTGTCGAGGGCCTTCTTGTCCGCTGCACGGTCCGCCTTGGAGCCCTCCTTCGGAGCGCCCTTGCGGCTATCCATGCGCTTGTCGATGGCCGAGCGCTCGAACTGCTTGGGGGTCATCTTCGCCATCACTGACCCGCCTTCGCCGAGTGGCCCGCGCGAGCGGTGCCGGCCGAGCCCTTGCCGAACATCTTGGTCGTGCCGCCGGACACGAACTTGCCGCCCGAGCCGCCGTTGTCGCTCTTGGCGGTGTGACCCGCCTTGGCGGTCGCTGCGCCGCCCTTGCCGAACATCTTGCCGGAACCGCCGGACATGAACTTTCCTCCGCCGGAGGATTTGCTGTTGACCTTCGCCATACCAATGGCCTCCTGCGCTATTGGGAACCACCGGAGATGTTGGTGCGCGGGCCAACGTCCCCAGATGCTTGGCCGCCCTGCGGCGTCTGACCGCCTTGGGCATCTGCTGCCTTCTCGCCGAGGCCGGCGTGGCCCGGTATGTTCTGCTGCGCGGCTTTGGCAGCTGCTGCCTTCTGCTGCGTCTCCAACTCGTCTTCCGACGGCACCACCTGAGCGCCGGAAATGCCGATGGTATCTGCCACCGACCGGAGCACCGTGGCTCGCCCCTTCGGACCCATGATCTGGGCATCCATCGGGTTGGCCGTGATGCCAAGGAACTCAAGTTGGCGAGCACGCTGCGTTTCCCGCTGCACTGCCACCTGCACGCCAAGAATGCGGACTTTCTCGTCGCCAGTCAACATCCCTGTTTCGTCGGTCATCATGATCATGTCGTAGAGCCCCATCAGGGCGGGCTCGTAGACATCGCGGTCGATGTTGGCGCAGACCGTCTGAAGCATCTTGGACGCGTTGCCCATGAGCATGGCGAGGCCGGACGCGGTGCGCCCAGCGCCGGAGCCGGCAGCGCCGCCGGCCAGATACTTCGGGATGGCCGACAGGTCATCTGCGATGGCCATCATCTCCTTGTAGACGCCAAGGTGCTCGTGCGCGTTCGACTGCGGCTGGAAGAACTCGACCGGCTTCTGGGTCGAGTTGGTCAGCGGGTCATTGGTGACGTGCCAGCGCTTCCACGGGTACATCTCGTCGGCGTCGGCCCCGATGGCGATGCGGTCATCGTTCACGACCACCTGCGGGCCGGACGACATGGACAAGTTGTTGGCCAGCGAGCGGAGCGAGGCGTTGGCCATCTCCTGCACGTCGGCGAGGATGTCCGGCAAGGCGTTGCCCACTGGCGTTCCGGGCACCTTCTCGAACGACGTGATGTAGTAGGGGTGGCGCTTGCGCGGGCTCGGCGACAGCTGAACCTTCAGCACATGGCGGTCGATGATCCACGCCTGCACCATGTAGTCGCGCAGCGGGTCGGTCACGCCGGGTAGGTTATACCCGGCCAGCATGCTGCCCTGCACGTTGCCGTGGAACTCCAACATGGAGATCAGGCCGGAGCGGTTGAGGTGCGGGTTCTCGCGGCGCTCAAGGATCGCACGCGCGGCGTCGGTCTGGTCCCAGTTGTCGTACAGGCCGCCCGAGCCGTAGTCGGCGAGGCACTGGCGCACTGCTTCGGTGTTGTAGCCGGGGATGTCCAGCAGGTCGTTGAGATCGGCACGGGTGACGCGCGAGCGCTCGATGATCTCCGCGTCCTCGATGCGCGAGATGCCGGGCGTCCAGAACAGGTCGAACGGCGACACGCGCGACCAGATGAGGCGCGGCACATTGGTGATGACCGGCTGTCCCTGCTTCCACTTCACCGTCTGCACGATGCGGACTGTCGGCCCTTTGAGGCACGCGAACGGGAACAGCGGCAGGTCTTGGATGAACTCGCTGATCGCCCGGTAGAAGTCACCCTCGTTGAGGATTTCGTCGATCTTGTCCTGCGCAACCTTGGCCTGATCCTTGGCCCGCTTCTTGGAAGCGTCGCGAGCCGCCTTCATCAGCCCGAAGATGCGGTCGCGGATCATCGTGGGGTCGACGGGCATCCCCTGCTGCTGAAGCGCCGCCATTTCGGAGTTGGCCAGCGAGATGATG